ACGAATAAGCACAAGCAGCATATTTCAGACGTTAAAGTATTGTAAGAACGAAATAAGAATAAACGTAGGTGAAGACTACGAAGACTTTGTAAACGATGACTACGAACACTTATGCGAATAAAAGACATTAAAGCAGAAATTAAAAGACTGCAAAGCAAGATAAACGGCAACGCAGAACAAGACAACGAAACACTTCAACAAATAGAAGAACTTCAACAAATTTTAAATAAAACAAATGGCAAAGAAAGCAACAAAAAAACGAACGACTAAAAAGAAGTCTGAAGGTCTTGGAGACACAATAGAAAAGATAACAGAAGCTACAGGTATAAAAGCTGCAGTAAAATGGTTAGCAGGTGACGACTGTGGGTGTGAAGAACGAAAAGAAAAGCTTAACAACTTGTGGCGGTACACACAACCTAAGTGCCTACAGGAAGACGAACACAAATGGCTACACGAATGGTACACTAGAAGAAGTGAAACTATGAAGCCAAGCGAACAAAGAAAAATGCTTACTATTTACAATAGAGTATTTAGCACTAATCAACAACCTACACAATGTTCAAGCTGCTTAAGAGAAATAAATATTAAGATGGAAAAAATTTATAAAACCTATTAAGATGCCTATACCAAAACCAAAAGCAGGAGAAAAGAGACGTGATTTTATGGCACGTTGTATGTCTAACAATACAATGGTGAACGAATACGGCACAGATCAACGTTTAGCAGTTTGCAGTACAAGCTATAAAGACAACCTACAAAAAAACGAAAAAGACAATGGCAAAAAGAGGTAGACCAAGAAAGATAGAAAGCACAGAACAAATGTATGAAATGTTCAAAGCTTACAAAGTAGAACGCAAAAGTAATCCAAGAGTAAAGTATCACCTAAACCAAAGAAGTGGTGATATGGTAGGTGAGCCATTAGAAGTGCCTTTAACTATGGAAGGTTTCGAAATATTCTGTTGGGAAAAGTACGACTTAACAATAAGCAACTACTTCGATAAGAAAGAAGAATACAAAGATTTTTATACTGTCTGTACACGCATACGCAAAGAAATACGCGAAGACCAAATCACAGGAGGTATGGTAGGTCAGTATAACCCAAGCATAACACAACGTCTGAACGCACTAAAAGAGCAGATAGAACAAACAAACATAGAACAACCATTATTTCCCGATGTTAAAGAGAACGACTGCAATCAATAAAATCTTAGCGTTAAAAAAACGAATTAAGATTATACAAGGTGGAACTTCTGCAGGAAAGACTTTTGGAATACTTCCCATACTCATAGACAAAGCAGCCAAGACAGGTGGCTTAGAAATTAGCGTAGTAGCAGAAAGCATACCACATTTAAGACGTGGTGCTTTAAGAGATTTCTTGAAATGTATGAAGTGGACTAACAGGTATGTAGACGAACGCTTTAATAAGTCACTACTAAAATACGAATTTGCAAACGGCAGCTTTATAGAATTTTTTAGTGCAGACGATTCAAGCAAGTTAAGAGGTGCAAGACGTGACATACTTTATGTGAACGAATGTAATAACGTAAACTTTGAAGCTTACAACGAACTTTCTATAAGAACAAAAAAAGAAGTGTACTTAGACTTTAATCCTGCTAATGAATTTTGGGTAGAAGAAATCAAAGAAGACAAAGAAGCAGATTTTATTATTTTAACGTACAAAGACAACGAAGCTTTAGACATAGGTATAGTTGACCAAATAGAAAAGAATCGTTTAAAAGCAGAAACAAGTACTTATTGGCGCAATTGGTGGAAGGTCTACGGACTTGGTGAACTTGGTATGCTTGAAGGTGTAGTTTTTAGTAATTGGAAGCAGATAGACACAATACCGAAAGAAGCAAGACTTGTAGGCATAGGTCTTGATTTTGGCTACACAAATGATCCGACAAGCTGCATCGAAATCTACAGACATAACGAAAAACGAATACTAAACGAAATAGTCTACCAAACAGGTTTACTTAATTCTGACATAGCAAAGAAGTTGCCTAAAGACGTACCTGTATACGCAGATAGTGCAGAACCTAAATCCATAGCAGACATACAACGCTACGGAATCACGATAAAAGGCGTAACGAAAGGTCGTGACAGTATAAACTACGGAATAGATGTAATGCAACGTGAAGAATATTTAGTAACGTCTAATAGCACGAATCTAATTAAAGAACTTAGGTCTTATTGTTGGGATACAGACAAGACAGGTAAACGACTAAACAAACCCATAGACAACTACAATCACGCAATAGACGCGGTGCGTTATCACGAAATGGAAACGCTTGGTATGAACAAGAATTACGGAAGCTATAATGTTCTGTAAAGTACAAAAACACGAAAATTAAGTTATTACTATATGAAGTTAGACATAACACTTCCTACAAGCTTATCTGAAATACCATTAAGCCGGTATCAACAATTCATTGAAATGAAAGATAAGAGCAATGATGAAGAATTTATTGCACAGAAAATGATACAGATATTTTGTGGCATTAAGTTAGGCGAAGTTGCTAAGATAAAGATGAAGCACTTGAACGAATTGATTACACACTTTACAAAGGTGTTTAGTGAAAAGCCACAATTGATAAGACAGTTTAAAATCAAAGATATTGAATTCGGCTTTATTCCACGATTTGACGACATAAGCTTCGGTGAATATGTAGACTTAGAGAACTATTTAAAAGATTGGAAGACGTATCACAAAGCGTTAAGCGTAATGTACAGGCCTATCAAAACACGATACAAAGACAAGTACGAAATAGCAGACTACGAACCTAACGAAGATATGCAAGAGTTAATGAAGTTTGCACCTTTAGACGTAG